AGGGAAGTCATACTGGCTTACAGACTTCTTAGAGAGAATAAGCTAGGGTTGTTTGAGAAATCGGTAAAGGAAAGCTTTCCAGGCGCTGAAGTAGTTGACTTGCAGGGTAAATCCTTTGACGATCCAATTCCCTTTTGATATGTTGCAGTTGTTAGTGCAGTATTCATTTCCGTCTGTCACTAACTTACACTGCTCGACTGCTCGGCGCTTCAATGCATTACGTTGACGCCGAGCTTTTTTTTATCCATAGATTATTTATGTACACTTACATTATTGATCTTACTGAGGTTGACGAAGATGAGCTGCATGAAGAGACAGCAAATGTAATAATGTTTATTATTGATCGTTTGCATAGTGGAGTTGATAAGAAACTTCTGGGTGTAGCTCTTAGCGAAGCAATGCGAGAGTTTATGCAGAACCCAGAGACTTTCGATGTCTTTCATTAACGCGCTACGACACATCGGCGCGAAGCAGCGCAGACGCACATGCGCGTAACATAAGCCAGAATTATGGGCAATATTAGTGTCGCTTTTGTACAAGTTCTGGGGCAGTTTTGGCTAAGTCATTGATTACATTAGATAATAAAATTAACATAATAACTATTATGCGAATTAGACGCTTCCAGACCCCCCCCCAACTTTTTTAGGCAGGGGGCGTGTGTGTGTAGAAAAACGCAGACACGGCTGCCACCCCACCCCCCATGCCTATTGCCAAAACTGCCTATACGTCCTAAAATTTAAAAAAATCGGAGTAGACATGGCAGGAAAAGCATTAAAGCGTAAAATCCTCAAAGAAGTCGCTGATAAGGGCGGTTCGGATTATATCTATGAGATTATGGCGTCTGGCAAAACAATTACAGCCTGGGCAGCCGAAGACTTTGGTTGCAGTCGGTCCTACCTCAGTAGAGCCCTCAGAGAGAACCCTGAGTATGCGCGTGCGATGGATCGTGCATTACCAGAGGCCGCAGATGCATTAATGGAGGATGGTTTATCGAAAGTAGACGCATTGGGCGAGGCCAGTACGCAACAGCAGATCGCCGCAGTGCGTGAGCAGATCAATATGCGTAAGGCTTTGGCGGCTGGATGGAATAGAGATCGTTATGGATCGGGTCCAAAGACTGAAATAACTTTAAACTTGGGTGATTTGCATTTAGATGCTTTGCGTAAGATTAGCACTGAGCGAAAGAACATTGAGGTTGAGGATATGGCTCGGCATATGAAGGTAATTGAGCATGAGTGAGGAAGCCAATCCATTTGAGGAGTTTACGAGGAAGTATGCGTATGATCCTGTATTGTTCGTCAGGGAGGTTTTAGGTGCGGAGCCATTGGATTACCAGGCTGAGTTTCTGGAGGCTATTGCTGACAATGAACGTAAAATCAGCATAAGGTCTGGGCATGGTACGGGTAAGTCAACTTCTGCATCGTGGGCGATGCTATGGTATTTGCTCATGCGGTTTCCTAATAAAGTTGTCGTTACAGCCCCAACATCTGGTCAGCTTTTTGACGCACTCTTTGCGGAGCTAAAACGGTGGATCGGAGAGCTTCCAAAGCCTGTTCAGGGTTTGTTAACGGTTAAATCTGATCGTGTTGAGCTAGCCGCCGCACCGTCTGAGATGTTTATATCTGCTCGTACAAGCCGTGCAGAGACCCCAGAGGCATTGGCAGGGGTACACTCGGAAAATGTTCTTTTGGTTGTGGACGAGGCGTCTGGCGTGCCTGAGAAGGTATTTGAGGCTGCTGCTGGTTCTATGTCTGGTCATAACGCCACGACAATTCTTTTATCGAACCCTACGAGGTCAGTTGGCACGTTTTATGAGAGCCAGAATAGAATGTCTGACAGTTGGTGGACGAGGCGTTGGAGCTGCGTTGAGAGCCCATTGGTAAGCGATGAGTTTGTTGATGAGATGAGAGAGAGGTATGGCGAAGAGAGCAATGCCTTTAGGATCAGAGTTCTCGGTGAGTTTCCATTAGCAGATGACGATACGATCATACCGTTTCACTTGGTAGATGCTGCGATGAACAGGCAGATTGATATTGATAAGGATCGAGCGCCTGTCTGGTCTCTTGATCCTGCTCGGTTCGGCACAGACCGAACGGCTTTTTGCAAGCGTGTGGGCTCTGTTGTGACTGAGATTAAGTCGTGGCGTGGGTTGGATTTAATGCAGACAGTTGGGCGTGTGATGGCAGAGTATGAGGCTTTGGCTCCTAGTTCCAGACCGTCTGAGATACTTGTAGATAGTATTGGTATAGGTTCTGGGGTTGTTGATCGGATGAGGGAGTTGGGCGCTCCTGTTCGGGGTGTGAACGTGGCAGAGAGCCCTTCAATGGGTGGGACTTACAACAACCTCAGAACTGAATTGTGGTTTAAGACAAAGGCGTGGTTGGAGGATCGGTCTTGTAAATTGCCGAATGATGATGCGTTATTGGCAGATTTAACGGGTATAAGGTATTCGTTTACGTCTTCTGGAAAGATGGCGGCTGAGAGCAAGGATCAGATGAGGCGCAGGGGATTAAAGTCTCCTGATTTAGCTGACGCGATTTGTTTGACAATGGCGTCAGATGCGGCGATGGCACTGTCTGGTCCTATGACTTCTTGGCGTGGTGAGTTAAGAAGGAATTTGCGTGGCATTGCGTAATGTGATATGAGTTTGTAAAAAAGGAGATAGCTATGCCTATGGGTAAAGGAACTTATGGAAGTAAAAAGGGTAGACCGCCTAAGTTTAAGCCGTGTCGTGGTTGCCCAACGCCGAAAGAGTGTTCGAGAGCAGGGCGTTGCAAAGCAAAGACTAGGATGAAGTAATGGCGAAGAGACCTGGATTATATGCAAACATTCATGCCAAGAAAAAACGTATTAAGGCAGGAAGTGGCGAAACGATGAGAAAGCCTGGCAGCAAGGGTGCGCCGACTGCCAAAGCATTTAAGCAAGCTGCTAAAACTGTAAAGAAGAAGAAAAAGTAATGCCATATTCCAAGTATAGTCCAAAGCAGAAGAAGTTAGCGGCGATGGCTGGGGATCGTAGAAAGATAACAGGCGCTGATTTAAAGGCTGTTGCGAAGGCGAAAGCCAAGAAGAAGAAAAAGAAGTAATGGCAAGAAGCAGAGCAGAAAAGATTGCTGCGGCAAAGAAGAGGCACGGCTTTACGGCTGTTAATAAGCCTCGTCGTGGTGGTCCTAAGAAGTTTGAAGTATTGGCAGTTGAAGGCGATCAGGTAAAGAAAATAAATTTTGGCGATCCTAATATGAGCATAAAGAAAAACCAACCAAAGCGCAAAGCATCGTATTGCGCTCGATCTGGTGGTATTAAGGGAAAGTCAAGCAAACTGTCGGCTAATTACTGGTCTCGTAAGGCGTGGGATTGTTAGATGGATAGTTTTGAGCTGCGTAAACATTATGTTGATTTAACTGGCGATACTGAAAATGCGTTTGCTGTTAGAGATGATGGCCCAGAAGGATATAAATATTCTGATAATACAATAAGAAGAGCCATTGATGCGTTTAATAATCAGTATTATGAGTATGACAGAGATAGGGCTATAGGGTTGCTTGATAGGTTTGGTCCAAGAGCAGGGGCTTCTTTGTCTAATATTCCATCAACTTCTCCTATGCGATCTTTTGATATTGTTAAAAAGGAAATGGATGAGTTTGCACATTTTATGAAAGAAGACCAACCTAAAGAGCAAATGAGGGCTTTGGGTAGAGGTTTGTTACAGTATGCACAACCAAACCCAGTTGCTAGAGTAGGTTCATTGTTGGGCGTTTTTGATTATTTACGAGGGAACCGTTAGATGGCACTTACAACCTATGACGAACTAAAATCAAGCATTGCGGATTTTCTGAACCGCGATGATTTAACATCAGTCATACCTGATTTTATTACGATGGCTGAGAGTGATTTAAATATGAACTTGCGGCATTGGCGTCAGGAAGAGCGTGCGAATGCTCCGATTGATAGTCAGTTTAGCGCTTTGCCTGCTGACTTTCTTGAGATTATTAGCTTTCACATTAGTTCTGGCGACTTTCGTGCATTGGAGTTACTTAGCAAAGCTGAGATGTTGGATCGGCGTTACAAGTCTGGCGATGCTGCTGGTAAGCCTGCGTTTTATGCGGTTACAGCAGGTGAGCTAGAAGTTTATCCAACGCCAGATGGTACATACACAACTGAGCTATATTATTTCTCTCGTATTGATGCATTGAGTGCGTCAAACACAACAAACTGGGCTTTAGAATATTTTCCTAATGCTTATTTATATGGTGCGTTAATGCATTCAGCGCCGTATTTAAAAGATGATCCAAGATTACAGGTATGGGGGACTTTGTATCAGGCAGCAATTAATGCTATAAACTTAGAAGGCGAGAGATCAAAAACAGGCGGTTCTG